TCTGATACATCCTGCGACTTTGGATCCGATGGGTTAAAGGTACCAATACCACACCTTCTTTGCTCAGAAAATTTAATACTGATAACAGGCATGTTTTCCCATGATACAATACCATTCACAGTATATTCAGTATCAATCACTTTTTGACATACCGGACAAGGGATACCTTCAATCTTTACACCCAATAAATTTTCCCAATAAGGTCTATCAACATAAGGAATAGCATGTAAAGGTTCTTCATGTATAGGACAACCTTTTATTACATATTTAGGTATATTACTATTTTCTAATCCTCTTTTTAATGCAGTAGCAATTGTACTTTTACCAGAGGCAGTAGGACCCACAAGAATAAGAATCCTTTTACCTGTTTCGGTTCTACGAGCAGCAGCCTTAAACCATTTTATAATATCATGTATAGATTCCTTAGATCCATAAATCACATCATCAAAAAAGTTATAAGACACCAAATCTTCATAACCTCTCAATTTAAGTGATTGGTCTACTTCTGTTACACCTTTATTCTCAACAGTTTGGTAAATTCTATTACTGGAAAGACTGGAAATTTCAGGACGCTCTTTAACCATATAGAGATAATCTAATATGGTTCCTTCCCAATCCTTAACTTCTTTACCTTCTTGCTGTTTTAAAATAATTTCCCTAAAATCCTTATTATCCATAGCCTTCTTCGTCTCCTTCTCCTAAAATTTTAGTATTATTTCTTAAAGCTTTCAATATACTTTCCCTATCAGTAAATATTATATTTTGGTTAGCCACGTTGGGCCTTCTCAGGTTCTTTACTTTATAATCTAATTCTGACTTCTTCAATAATAACATTCTTTCTTTCAATTGTAAATAATCATTATTATAAGAGGTAGATTGAATTTGAGACGCAGCATTGGTCACACTATCTAAAACCTTAGCAGCGACCTCCACAAGCCGAGCAGAAAAATTACCATTAGTCAATTCTTCCTCTACTTGGTCCAATATACGATTAGCACGCTCTATGTTCTCCTTTATGATTATATCGGGGTCATCCTCCCCCTCATTGGAGATGGGAAAATCAATAACTTGGTTCTCCAAATTCTCAATGTCAAACTCTTCGGATAATGATGTTCTGTTTAATTCAGGCATTTATAAGACTTCTTCCTCCCTCTAATAGTATTTATATATTATACTATAATTACCATTATTTGCCAATCAATTATAAATTCGGTTCATGACTGTTTGATTGATAGAAATTTCATATTGTTATTTCTTATTAACCTTTTCTTTAAACCATATATTTATACAATCTAATTCCTTTTCTTCCTCCTTTTCCATGCTCCCATTATCATCTGTTAGATTCATAATAAATATTTTAACACCAGCATTTGGGACAGAAAAAATTTTACCTAACCTCATTTGTTCCATAACCCATTTATGCCTCATGGGTTCTCTATTTTTAACTTTATTCTCTTCTATCCAGTAGTTCATAAAACCACCTTTTGAATATCCTTTAAACTCAAAACCTAACTTATCCATACTACCACCTAAGTTATGATCATAATCGGAATAAAATTTCAAATAATTTACTTTAATCCTATTTCTACCTATTTTAATGGTTCTATAATTTTTTATAAAATATTTAAGTAATTTTGATGAACCACCCATAACATAAGAAAATTTTATAGTACCTACTCGAATTACTTCTATAATATTGTCATGCTTACCAAAAAAGTTTTTACCAAACGTATATAACATTAATAATGTACCAGCGGGTAAGCCATTTTTATCTTTTTTTAAACGCAAACCTAAATTTAAACTTGCTCCTCTCTTTCCATAAAAACAATTTAACTTCTCAAATTCTCTTGATTCTTTGCTACCAATTTCTCTTACCACACAATCTCTTGCATAAAATTTATTTGGTGTTTTATTAGCTGAATGTAATATGTAGGATTTTAAAACCTCCTTTTTATTTAAGTCATTCCATTCAAAATCTTTAATCCATAATTTAAATGAATTATTTTGTTCCGCTTCATAACTTAAATTGAAAAAATAATCCTTTTTTACACCTTCGATATTATATTTAGGATATGAGATAAAATATTCTTTTGATGGAATATATTCTATTTCATACATACGTTTTCCATCAGGATTATTGTACCATAAACAAAAATTTGATAATTCAGTACTATATTTTATATTATTAACATCTAAAAATTCTCTGATTTCTTCTATATTTTTTTTATCCTTTTCATCCATATTTTAGCTTTTCCTTTTTGATTTTAAATATCTTAATGATATCATATAATTGTAAATATGTAAACTTAAAAATAAAGTTAGGTGTATTAATACTCTATATTTAAATAAAAATGTTTACGAGTTTGTTATAATAAGATATAATTAGAATATACGGTATGTAAAATATTTTTAATACGAAAAGCATAAAAAACCCCCTCCCAAAGGAGGGGGTGGTTATTGTTAATTTGAAACGCCAGAAAGCGTTGTATCCCTATTATTAGGTTGGCATTCCCGCAATACGCACCTTTTGGTAGTAATTAGCTGCTCCAAATAAATGGTTATGTACCGCATATCTACTCATAAGTCCCACTGCTGGGTTGAATGAGTCCTCGAATGTTGCTCTACTTGCCAACAATTGAATGTATGGTAAGTAAATAATACCCGCATCATATTCACTTGGTCCCTTATATCCTACCGTATATTGCTGTACGGATTCGGTATAGAAGGTATCTCTATAAACGGTAAGTCTACCATCAAGAGAACCAACCCTTGCAACACCTGTTACTGCTGTATTAACATTAGAGTTTACAGGAGCAACTGTGAATGCTGAAAGTGCCTCAAATGCTGCGGAAAGAATTGGTGAAGTAACAACAAAGTTACCAGCACCACGTCTTGTATTAACAGCAATTACGTTTGCCTTCCTGATCAATTGGTTGTATAAGGAACGATATTTTTCATGTTCCCATCTACCATCATAATCAGTTGTAACGCTCCAGGTGTATTCAGTCAAAACTGCTACATCATCTATTGCCTGAACGATTTCACGGTCAATTTCTGCCGTGATTTCATAAGCTAACACGTCCATCATTTCATCTTCAATATCAAGACCGTGCATTGCTTTGATATCCTGAGCAACTTCAAGAGACCAACGGCTTCTTAATTTACGGGTGTTGGCTTCAATCTCTGATTTTTCGATTGTCATATTGACTTCACGAATATGGAGACCTGAACCTCTACCAATACCAATATCATCACCGACACCGGATCCCAATTTAGAACCCCAAACTTCTGCTGATACTGTTGTTGCAGCGGTAGCTGAAGGTGAGGTGCCTGTTCTGGATGAATAAGCATTGTTTATATAATTGTACCCAATTTCATAATTTACACCACCAGTAGGAACACCACTGTCAGGGTTGCCATAATCACTATCGCCTCTAAACCTAAGTGCGAAAGCCAAACCTACAGGACCAGTCATTGGCTGAACACCAACGATATCATGAGCGATAAGTTCCGGGAAAGTTCTCCTTACCATAGGAACTGCTATCTTTTGGAACATTGCGTTTGTGCTACCATAAGTAGGAGCACCTGTTCCCATCTGGCCACCTGTATAGGTTGTGCCTTCATTCATGAACTGATGTTGGTTTTCAAGCATTATAACTGTAGCTTTCTTAATTTTTTCACTTTTAATTGGGCTGCCTTCATTAAGAATAGGTGCCCATTTTTCTATTAACTTCGTTAAATCCATTCTAATATTTACCTCCTTCTAGATTATATACCCTCTTGTAATACCTGAAGGTATTGTTTCATTATTGAATCAAAAGGGCTGTTGGATTCTGATATTTTTTTGGGTTTGACTTCTGAAACTCCCCTACCCTCTTTCATATCTTCTTCCTCTTCTTCCTCTTCTTCCTCTTTCTTTTTATCTTCCTCTCCGTCTTCCTCTTCTTCTTCCTCTTCTTCTTTCTCTTCATCTTGCTCTGTTACTGTACCTAAAGCAATTTTGAATTTCCTATCAATCTCTTCTTTGTCTGTGATGCCTTCAAGAAGGTTGATAATTTGAGTCTTTTGGGACTCTGTGAGACCATCACATTTCTTCCTCAAGTAAAGAGCTGCTGCCATTTCCTGAGCATCCTTTTGTAATTCTAACTCAGAAGCGGTTTTCTCATCAATCTCTTCTCTAAGGTTAATAATCTCATCTTTAGCTTCTCTTAAAAGTCCTTTAACTTCACTGTCCAAAAGGCCTTCATCAATAGCTAATCTTGTTTTGAATTGCTCAATAAGGTCAGAATACAACTCACCTTTGCGGGCATATTCTACGATTTTATCAGGTATAACCATTTCCTCATCAAGTATAGAATCAACGAAATTACTGAATTTGCTTGTAATGTCATTCTTATACTCTTCAAATTTTTGTTCATACTCTTCAACCAAAGCTTGTTTGGACTCATCCGTCTTACTTTCTGATAATTCCTTAGCTTTAAGGTCTATGATATCCTGAAGTTTACTTTTTACCTCACTTTGGGTAGATTCATCAAGCTTCTCTGCACCCAATAGTTCTAAAATTTTCTCCATATGAATTTTAAACCTCCTCTCTTTATTAGTTTTTATATTCTATATATATTTATACAATACACTATATAATTTATTTTTTCTTGGAAATGTAATGGTGGTAAAGGGAATAGTTTATGAAAGTGAATTTTTTACAACCTTATTTCTATTAATGTTCTTTATGTGCAAGATTTATCATTTTAGATTTTTCACCAGTATCCATATCCACTAATTCTTCATTGTCAATCCAATCATTAACAATCTCTTCTATCCCTACCTCTATCTCACCTGCCATTTCCATTGCTATACTTTTAATATCAACACCTTTATCTGGCTTCCTTTCATTCAAAGCTCTTTCTAAATAATCATCTATTCTTATGGTTATATCTCCTTTGAAATTTTCTCAATAACTTGCCAAATATGTTTCTTATAAACCTTTTTAGCTTCATCTATTGTGGACTTTTTGACATATTCAAATTCCTGTCCCTCAAATATACCATTTACCCACGAAGGATTATTGCTTGGATCAGTCACCAAGTCATAAGTAATCAAATTATAATCTTCATTGACATATCCATCATCAGCTACAGTACCCAATCCTCTAGAAGAAATACCAAGCTTACCTTCTTTTACTAAGGTCTTAGCAATATTACCCATAGGTGTATCCAATAACTTAGCTCTACCATATAGATCATTATTTTTCCATTCTAAAGTTTCTACAAGATGGGATATACGTTCAGGATTGATTTCAGGATTACTCGGGTGGGAAAGTTCGCCCCAAAGACAACGATTGCCAATCTTATTACTTATCTTAGTAACCTCTCTTTCTAAAAGATCCTTTTTATATTTCCTTTTATTGTTATTCTCTATTTCTGCTGAAGAGAATATACCAACTACATACATGTTTTTATCTTTATTCTCAAATAATTCAACATCATAACTTGTTTCAGTGATCAAACGCATTATTCTTCCTCCCCTTCTCCATCATTATTTGATTCAGGTGGGTTGCCCCAATCCTTTAACCCCAATTTACTTTTCAAAAATGCATCTTTGGTCTTACGAATTTCACCTGTCAATGCATCCTTTGCATCGGAAAAGCGATCATTTTCAAAGTCATCCAAGGCTTTTTTTACCACTTCTTTATCTACCATAACAACATACCTCCTTTTTTATTTATATTATTTATATTATTTATATATTTTTAGTAAGAATCTTCAGATTTCACTAATCCTAACTCTTTATCTTTCTTGAAGCCTGCCACATTTTCTTTAATAGTATCATTATCCCAATGCAGGAATTTTTTCATAGCAAAGGATTTAGATACTTCTTCTCTATCGGAGAAGCTTGCATAGTTCTCAAATTCTGTTGCAAGGAAATTTTGTTGCATTTGTTCTTTATAATGTGATGGTGGATTCAAATAGACATCAATACTCTTTTTAGTAAGTCCATATTGTTTCTTTAAGCCCTTAAATTCTAAATGTAATAGGAATAATTCCACAAAATCATTACATACCCTTTTCTGTTGTCTTTCTAAGAATTTAGCCCACTTAATTTCATCTCTTGATATTTCACCTGTATTACTACCTCCAAACATTACATCAGCTTCTCTTTTTTCTTGACCTGCTGATACTCTAGAAAGAGGATACTTTAATGCTCTATACATTTTGCGGGAAAAATAATAGATGTCATCCAATTCCGTGAACCCTGCTGCATTGCCACCAACGGTTTCTATTTGGGAACCCCTACCATCGGAGGATTGGGGAAGATAAAAATTTTCAAGTATACTAAGCACTTCTGGCTCTTGTGTCAATCTTCCTGTGGTTGGGTCATAAGATTGCTTCTTGAGCATTTGCTGTTTTACTTTTTCGACAAACTTCATTGCTTTGTCCATGGGCATAGCCCCCGTATCAATTCTAAATACAAGCCTTTCAGGAGCTCTTACAATTCTATATATAATTACTGATGTTTCTAATAACTTTAATTGGTTGTATGGTATTCTTGCTTTGTCCAAATATCCTAAAATTTCATATTTACTATTACCATATACACCATAATTAACAAATCCTATTTGTTCTGGATTAAATACCACTACATTTTTATCTTTAAGAGCTTCTTCTTTATTAGCCGGTCTCCTTGGTTTTTCTGTTAAGTATTGATAGTATTCTGTTATTTCACCAGTCATAGGATTTATATTATAGTCCATTGTTTCTGTTGGTAATCTTTTTATACCTATGATTCCATTAGTAGGATGATTTTGATCAATTATTCTTTCATAATAATATCTACCATCAATAAAGTAGGTTCTGAGGATATCCCATAATTTTTCATTGATGTTTAGGTTTGAGTAAAATAATTTGTTAAATTCTTCTGTTAGGTTATTGACGATGTTTTCATTCTCTTCAAGGTCGGGGTCTTTTATGAGTAATTTTAATGTCTCGCCTTCTTCATCTTCCTGAGTAGATTCATTTACAGCATCTTCTATTATATCTGCTACTTCTGACATTTGAGACATGGATCTATATTCTTTTATACGGGCTAACTCATTCTCAAACATTATATTGATATAGCGATTATAGAACATGTTAAAAGAGCTCAATCCTACATTACCGAATCCTGTTACTAGATGTATATCCTCAATACCTTCACCTGTTTTCTTTGATGCTTGGTTAAAGGTAAGCAGTTTATCCCCTTTAGATTTGAATGCTTTTATCTCTTCATCTACTCTATTCTTAAAAATGCTGTTATACCATGCCATACCCTACTCCTCTTACCTAAACTTGCTAGAAAACCATCTCTTTATACTGAACCACAAACCACTTCTATATTCATCTATATTGCTATTAATTAATTTCAACTTCTCAAAGAAATTAGCATCACTATCAACACTATTTGGATCATCTATATATGAATGATATGGAATAGCCTTTAATGATTCTATCGAATAAGGATCGTTAGGGTGTGTTCTCCAATAGCAATTTTTGGACATTCTCATTTGAGCATATATCCAATAACCATCAGTAGAGGATGATTTACATACCTTTTCTACTCTTTCTAAATAATCCTTAGCTGTAAATTTTTCTAACCATAACCCACTTAAATTTAGGGTTGTTATGCCCTTATCTTTCATCCTGTTAGTATTTTTGAGTATTCTATCCCATGCTCCCCATTTTTCATAAGTATATTCATTCAACCAACAATCACCTATAGACCATATGTATGAATCCACAATAGGTAGATGGTATAAAGGAATACCTCCAAGTTGATCCTTTATAAGTTCTGCATTCTCTACTCTTTGTTGGAGCGCTGTAAGGTTCTTGCATCTTTCACACTTACACTGCCATTCTTTTTCTTCCCATTGGCTAAAATAAGGTATTACCAAATCTGGATATGCAATCCATCCATAATCCTCAAAATCTATTGCTATACCATTACAAAGACTATCTCTATATAACTCTAACGGAAACTCTAATAGTTTGAATATAACATTAGGGTTTGTAGGACACGGAGTGCTTGGAAAATATTTAGTACCATCAAAGAACTGTTCATTTTCTGGTAGTCTCTTTCCAGGTTGAGTATAAGCAGCTGTGGGTATAAGGTTTACCTGACTCTTATACTTTTGAAATAACGCTTTTATTTTGTCCTTGCCTGAACCATCATCCAAATTGATAAAGAATGTATCTATACCAGCACTGATAGCTTTATCTAAATAATTTTCATCTAACCACGAAATATATAACCCTTTTATAAACATATTGGTGTTCTCCTTATTTTTTAAATCTTATAGATGTTTCACCTTTTTCAATAGACATAACATA